CTTGGCGATAAGCAGCCCATGCCACTTTGTCAGTCGGTGCATCTGTGTGCATAGTCCAATCCGATTTGCTAAGTTCAGCGTTACGCCACAACTTAATCTGTTCCCATTTTTGCTCATTCGTTGCGTCTGGAAATTGTGAATTGAATATGAATGTCATGTTATGCCGCCTTATAGGAAAAGTTGATTAGCATTTGGTCAGTGTTACCCCAGACAAAGGGTGTTATTGCACCGATGAAACCCCGTTGAGAAGTTGCACCTGATGTATCTTGAACGTAAATTTGCACTGTGTTTGCATCTTCGAAAGCAACTACTCCCCAATATGATTGAACTCCTGTATCAGCAAGAGTAGCAAGCCCAATTGTTGCCAAATTTTGTGCAGATGCAGTAACTGGCAGACTAAATCTTGGAAATGTTGCAATGCTTGAAGTTGTGCCTAAAGTTAAAGTAATACTGACATGAACGAATTTTCCTATTTGTAAATAATTGCCAACTAATGTGCCGTTTCCAAGTGTTATTGATTGAAGCGTCGGAGTGTAACTCGTGTATGCGCCACCCCATTTGAGGCCTGTTGTTTCACTTGCTAAAGCTTGCAAGAAAAATGTATCAGTGCCAACAGGCAGACGAGCGAAAGTGTCTGCGCCTGTTCCACCAATTAAATCGCCTTTTGCGTCAATTGCTGTTGCCATTGAATTTGTGATTGTGACCGCACCCGATGTGCCACCGCCAGAAATACCAGTGCCAGCAGTAACGGCAGTGATGTCACCGACGTCATTTGTGACCCAAGTGAAATCCATGTCAGTATTTGAATTCTTTGCCAGAATTTGACCTGATGTGCCACCTAATAAATCGGCCATTGATGTTGCAACAGCTTGACCAAAGACCTCAAAGTCTGCCGGTAAGTCCGTTACTAAATCTGTCGCCGTTGGCATTTGCCAGCTGAACGGGGTTGTTGGATTGCTCATCTTTTCTCCTTATGCCACGACTAGGGCGTGTTCCCAGTCAAGTATCCCAGAAATTGTATTCCAAGCCTCAGCGACACTTACATCTTGCCATTGCATAGCTTGCAAAGAATATGAAAGCGGCGAGAGATTAAGTGAAACGCTAATTTCGTTGTATGCGGCTTGGAACGTCCAGCCCTCGACAAATCCCAAATAGGTTCCGGACGACATATTCAGCGGCATATCGGCAATCGCCAGAGGCATTCCCATGAATACGTTAATCAATGAATCTCGGTCAGCATCATCAATCTCTGGATTTGTGAGCTGATAAGTAATTTGATTGAAGTTGTATTGAGGATAAGCCCGGAGTGTCAGATAGAAATCTGCCTGATCTTGGGCATCAGCCATGTGTTTCACTGTGGTCGTAAATATCTGGGCGAGTTGGCCATATAAGCCGACTGATGTCGTATCGGTTGCATCCACTTCTGACGTTGAATTTGTGCCATATTTCAGAGTTATCGTATTGCGCACATCGCCGGCGCGTTGCTGGATTGTCAGCCCAGAGCCTTGAGCATCGTTGGCTGAAAGATTGACATATCCATTCGTTGCCAAGTAGATAGATCGATGCGTCGAATCTGCATAGGAGATTTGGCCTTGAGCATTCTCATAGATATAGCCCAAGCCACTAGTTGCCAAAGCTGAGACAAGTGAATAAATATCGGTTCGACTTGATGACCTTTGCGCAAGCTCATAATTTCCTGGAGTATCAATTTCACCAAGTCCGGTATTTTGAGCATTTGCCCAAGTCTCCGTTGGGTCATAAGTATTCCACTGAAGCGCAGCTGGTACTTCTCCCCAATTGTTAAGCAGTAAATCTTGCAAGATATGGAGAATCTGGTCGCCATCAAAGTCCTGAACCAAAGTGCCATCCGTCAAAGCCTTTGGTAATCTAGCCAATGCACCCAAGGCAATTATCTTGACCCGCTGGGCATAAGCCACATTTCCCAATTCGGCCACTGAAATGGCCACATCGACAATTGAACCCCCAAAGATTGGGATGAATGTAGCTGTGGAATCTTGGAGCTCGATGGTCAATGAATCATTGATTCCAATGGCCACATTTAATTGATCCAAATTGATAAGTTCAATATTGGTGTAACCGGCTTGAGCCTGCTCATAGATATTAGTTCGCCCAGATGTAATGGTCAGATTAGACAAGATGGCAGTCTGATATTCGACTCCACCAATGGTCACTCGCCATACTGGATTAAAGACTGTCATATTGCCTGCAAGTTGGATGCGCCGCCTGTACCGCGGAAGTATGAATCATTAAGTGTCTCGACAATTGTGCGAGCTGTTCCCTCTGCATCGATTGCGCCATTGACTGTGATATTGATGCGTTCTGCTGTTGAAAGCCCGCCAGTGACCCCGGCGCGAGCCGCTGCCGCTGCTTCTCTGGCATTGCGTAAGCGTTCAGTATCAGCTTTGACTTGTTCGCGTCTTAGGATTGCAGCTTGCATAGCTGGTGAATATGCGCCCAATGGTGCGCCTGTAAATGTGCGCGGATCATTGCCGCCCATACTTCCACCAGTATCGAAGCCGCCAGTGCCGCCAGTACCACCAAAGTCTCCGCCGATATTTGGGTCAAATTCTGCTCCACCGGCTTTCAAGCCTTTGGAGTTATCTCCACCACCAAAGAATCGAGTGACTGGATTGTCAGTCATGAGCTTGATAAATGCTTTGACTTTATCAATGACAAATTGAACCGCCGAAGCCATCTTTGCAAATCCTGAAATCGTTACTGACAAGATTGTGCCTAAGACACCAAATGCAGCTTTGAGTGTGCCACCGATAATTGGAGCCAAAGTATCTCGAGCAAATTCACCCACCGATTTCATAAATCCGAGCAATGGCTTCAATTCGTCAGAGTTGTCACTGATAGCCTTTTGAACCTTCTCGAATGCACCGCGCAATCCGTTAATGGCTGGCGTAAGAATTGACATGAATATCGGAACCAAGAAATCATTGATGAATCCCCAAATGCCTTTGAAAGCTGGAAGCAATACTTCTTGAATATAACTTCCAAGGAATTTGATTACCGGTTGTAACTTTGGCCCGATTTCATCTGCAAATTTCTGAATGGCTGGCACGACATCCTTGACGAAAGTATTGACCATGGGTGTGATTGCATCGAGTACAAATGAACCGACTGTCTCTTTACCTTCATCAAATGCCACATTGAGACGAGCCATCTTGCCGGCAAATGTGTCGGCTTGTTCTGATGCCTGATTCTTAAATGTGTCACTGAGTTTGGCCGTAATTTCTTGAAATGACATAGTTTTCAAATCTGCTGCACTAATGCCGACGCCCAATTTGCCAAGAGCTGTGTTCTGGCCTTCGGCACTCTTTGCAAGCGCGTTTGAGACGGCCTCTAAACTTTTGCCACTGCCCGCAGAAATATCAAGCGCAAGAGACTGCAATTCTTGAGCCTTTGTCACATCCTTGACGCTTCTAAGCAAGCGATCTAGCGATGGCCTCAACTGGTCGTCTGTGATTCCGTTGGCCAAAGATGTCTTAAGAATATATTTCTCAGTTGCAGCAATCTGGTCATCAGTTGCTCCAGTTACATTCTTGAGAGTGTTGGCAAGCTTGGCTTGAGCTGCTTCATCGGCAATGGCTGATTTGACGCCATCAATGAGCAGCTTGGATGCGTAAGCAGCTGCGGCAATGCCGGCAGCCGCAAATGCTAATCCGGCTTTCTTGCCAAAGTCTGAAATCTTAGAGCTTGAGCTTTGAACGTCGTTATTGGCTACGTTGAGCGACTTCTTGAGTTGATCTACATCAGCCAGAATCGAGAGCTTTAGCGTTCTACTTTGTCCGGCCATTACCACTCCTTCAATATCTCAGTGAAAGCATTTTCCCACTTGGCAATGATATTTGGCTGCTCGGCTCGCAGAGTTGGATATATGAACCAGCCTTTGGAACCTCGACCCTCTTTACCCGACCAAATTGGGAATTGCTTTAACCTATTAGATCCAAATTCGTAGCCACCCCAAAGTTGCTGAGTCGTACCACCGCCAGAGAATTTCTGACTAGCAAAGCCAAATGACAATTCTCCAATCTTCGAAGATTTAGAGACGCGTGAGCCGGATGCAATTATGTCGTCAGCATTATTTTTGGTGCGATTAGCAGCTTGAATAATCTTGCCTTGAACGTAAGTGGCTAATCCGCCGCTGACGACTTTGGCTTGAGCAACGGCTTCTGCGTCCATTGCTTTGAAAGCAGCAGTAACACGACGCAAGTCGGATTTGTCGTAAGCAATATTTAGCTCATCCGCCATGTTGCTGCTCCAATATCTCAAAGGCCGTAAGAATCTGCTCCGCCGTCGTCCATTCGCTCATGGGAATCTTTGTGGCTATTGCAAGCTCTACAACTATTCGGCTGAGACTTCCGAC